GACAGCCAAACCCACGCATTTACTATCCAAGTGAAGGTAGCGATTGCCGTTGGCGTTTTCAATATATCCTCTAACATGACTAATCCCTGAAGCAATATTTCTTGATACTTTATCCCTTATAGACCTTACGTGTATTCCATTTCTTCTAAATATTTCTATATCTCCCAGTCCAGACTGCCCTTGTGCCTGCATCCCAGCAGGGTCACCGTAATATTCTCTAACAGCGTAAGGTTTTGCCTTTATCATTTGTATGAGCTCATCTGTTTTTATATTTTTCTCATGTATAATCTCGTCAATAACATTTATATGCCAGTCACCATCAACTCTATGTAATTGAAACCAGCCTACTGCTGGCATCCTGTATCCAAAGTCAATAGAACAGTAAGTTGGATAGTTAGGGTTATAAGGGTAATCCCCAACATCTTTATTTCTGTCGAAGGGGTAAACTTTACCCTCAAACGATGTAAATGCAGACCCAAATTCTTGGTCAAACATCTCTTTAGACATATTTCGTTTACGCTCAACTAAGAACGCATCGCTTTCACCATCTGGGAACGCATATTGATTCTCCCAAGACGGCGCTTGATGTGATTCCCATAATTTATCTGACTTACCAAGTAAAAACATATCATAAAGCCAGTTAAAACCTTCAGGCGTTGATATAAAGATACATTTACTATCTTTTTTGTCTGCAAGTGTCGGAGATAAATACATCTCCCATATCTTACGCTTTACTTTAGCAGCCTCATCTATTACAAGTAAATCAAGACCAGCTCCAACTAAAGAATCAGGATTGTCCGCAGACTTGCCCTCAATAACACTACCCCATTTAAATCTAATGTAGCGTTCTTTCTCTGAAGCCTTCTCAATATCACCAGCTTTACCAATAACCATACGCTTCCACACTTCCCTAAACATAATATCAGCTTTATCATAAGATAAACCTACCAACCATACTTTTTTATTGGGCTGGGATGCGTAGTACGTTGCTTCCATAGCGGCTGCGGTAGATTTTCCAAACCTACGCCCACATATCATGACAAAAAACCTTGCCTCTTCCTTCGATGGAAAATGCAATTTAGATTGACCTTTATGAGGCTTGTACCCCATGAAGTCAAACCATTTTTCCTTAAAATTTACTAGATTATTATTAAATGTTTGCATTTATAACCTAAGGTAATATAAGTTACGCTATAGGAAACATACAAGATATTGTGTGTTTGTTCAAAAAAAAATACTATATATGGAGGCAGTATGTCACAAGAAAATAGTCAGGTAGCCAGCGAAACAGCAAGTGAGCAACCTACCACAGAAACAACTGATAATTCGACCGATGTTAGTTCTTTAGTAGCAGAAAGCAAAAAGTATCGTAAAAGGTCGCAGGATGCTGAAGCTCGGTTAGCCGAACTTGAAAAGAAACTTGCTAGTGCAGAAGAAGCAAAGCTGAAAGAAAAAGAAGATTTTAAAGCCTTATATGAAAAGGTGTCTTCTGAAAACGAAGCGTTAGATGCTACAGCACAGAAGTGGAACAAGTATGAGGAAAATCGCAGGAATACTCTTTTAGAAGCAGCCCCTGAAGAGGAGAGAGAAAGGTTGGCAGGTTTAGACCTTGATACTCTCGAATATGTAACTGGTAAAATTAATTCTAGCAAGGCTAATGCCCCAGAAGTCGCTGGTAATCCAAGGCAGAATCACAAGACTGTAACTAAGGACTGGACTACAATGGATGAAAAAGAAAGACGAGACAACTGGGCTGACATTATAGCCTCTGCCAAGAATAAAAACTAAACTTTCCGATAAGGAGTAAATAGAAATGAATTACTTATTAAACAATATTCAAGGTTGGGTACATAATGGCTCAATGGGTAATGATTTGTTGATGGCTGATACTGGGGATAGTATCCTTGGGGCAGCTAGTACAGTCAGCACTCATGATGACTTTGTACCACAGGTTTGGAGTGATGGTATTTACAAATACTTTTCAAGAAAAACCGTATTTAGAGGTCTTATGGACGATTATTCTGCATTAATTAGAAGTGGTGCAAGAACACTTAATATCCCTGAGATTACACTAAAATCTGCTACTGCAAAAAGTGCTGATAGCTTAGTAACTTACGATGCAACTGCTTCAACAGAAACTGAGCTAACAATAGATAAGCATTACTACAATGCTATGCTATTTGAAGATGTACTTATGATTCAATCAAGTGCTGATTTGGTTGCCAAATATACACAAATGTTTGGCGAGGCATTAGGTAGACAATTTGATTCAGATGCCTGGGACCAAATAAAAACAGTACAAGATACTCAAGCATTAGCTGCTGACGATGTAATGACTGATGCAGAGTTTCAAAGTGCATTAACTACTTTAGGGGAAAATGACATTCCATATATGGATGGACAATGTGCTATGGTTGTTAATCCAACTTTGATGGCTGACATTCTTGACCCTGCGGCTGGTGTAACTAGAAACTTTTGGAGGGCTGATGCAAGTGGTAATGGTGGAATCCTAGAGGCAGGCGGAAGTGCTAATGGCTTTATGGGTAAACTATGGGGCATAAATGTTTATATGTCAAATACTGTATCAACTGGTGGTAGTGATAGCACTGCACCAGGTGCTATATTCCATAAATCGGCTGCTTGCTGTGCAGTTCAACAGGATGTTAGAGTACAATCAGAATATTCTATTGATGCACTTGGTACGAAAGTGGTTGCTGATATGTTGTATGGAGTTAAAGTACTAGATGATAGTGACAACAAACGAGGTGTTAGATTTACTAATGCTTAATAACGATTAGTAGATTAATTTGTAAGGGTGGTTTTTTAGCCACCCTTGCATAATATAAAGGAAAAGATATGCAGTATTGGAAAAAACCAAATAATAACATAGAAAGATTTGAGGATGATATTAATCCAGGCAAGATTAAAGAGCTAATAATAAGAGGTCACATTAGAGTTAAAGGGAAAGATGACCCTACACCCTATGAAGCATCTACTAAAAAGAAATCTAAGAAAAAGAAATGAAAGATTTAGGTGAGAAAATTAGGAATAAGGGAGTTGAAAGTATTACCCCTGGCAGGTTAGGGATAAGGACTCAAGGCAAAGGTAGTTTCCCTAGAATAAACTATCAAACAGACCCTGAATATAAAAAGAATTTTGAAAAGATATTTGGCAAGAAAAATGAAAAACTTAAATAATTTAAAAGAACAAATAGCAAAGCACGAAGGCTACGAGCCCAAAGTTTATAAATGCACCAATGGATATGATACCATTGGTTATGGCTTTGCGATAAAAGACTTATATATGGATAAGGAAGTCGCTGATTTAATTTTAGACCAAAAGATAAACAAATTATTAAAAAGAATTAGCGCAGACGAAGATTGGGGAGATTGGTTTTTAGAAAAACCCCAAGCTATACAAGAAGTCCTTATCAACATGATTTACCAGATAGGATTTTCTGGTGTGAAAAAATTTAGAAAAACAATACAATATATAAAAGATGACAACTTTTTAATGGCTAGTGAGGAGATGCTCGATAGTAAATGGGCAAAGTCAGATAGTCCAAATAGGGCTAAAGAACTAAGCGAAATAGTAAAGTCGCAATAACCAGCCAAGGAGGTCTATGATAGACCAAAAAAAGTTAGTTTGTCCTAATTGCTACAAAATAGGGCTTTCAAGACAAGGCTTTAACGAGAGAGGCGTCCAGAGATACGGATGCAACGCTTGTAAGCAAAAGACAATATACCCTATATCTGATGCAGACCACGATGTAATACGAGAAAACGTAAGACTCGCCAAGCAAAAGCAGAAGGCTCAGGACAACAATAGAATCTACAATAAAGCATTTCGTGAGCACGCTCGCATAGAAAATGCTATAGAAGAGTACAATAAAGAATTAATAAAGCTTTTTGACAAAAATAGATTAAGTATAACTACGCAGAAGTTTAAGGCATCTAATAAGGCTGTAGGAGTAATTCAATTTTCAGATGTCCACTTCAATGAGTTGGTTGAATTAGAAAACAACAGATATGATTTTAGAGTTGCATCAGCTAGAACTAGATATTTCGTAAATAAAGCAAAAGAGTATTTTAGGATTTCTGGAGTAACGAATGTAGTGATGGCGCTGACTGGTGACTTAATGAATAGCGATAGAAGATTAGATGAACTCTTAAATCAAGCTACAAATAGAGCTAAGGCAACATTTCTTGGGGTGGACATACTTCAACAGGCTATAATTGATATAAGTAAAGACTTTAATGTGACGGTGGCATCAGTTGTAGGTAATGAAGGAAGAGCGAACAAGGAAATGGGTTGGAGTGACGTAGTTGCAACAGATAACTATGATTATACAATTTTTCAATGTTTACGCTATTTATTTCGCCACGAAAGTGTTAAATTCTTACATGGAGACCCATCAGAATTAGTAATAAATGTAGCTAGTCAAAACTTATTACTTTTACATGGTCATGGTTCTCTCAGAGGCAAGTTAGATACTTCGATTAACCAGATAGTAGGCAGATACTCTCTTAAAGGCATAAAAATAGACTACGTAATCTTCGGACACGTACATAGTGCCAGAGTAGGAGATAACTTCGGAAGGTCTAGCAGTATGGTAGGGGCAAACGATTATAGCGAGAAAGCCCTTAATTTAAATGGTAGAGCAAGCCAAAATTGCTACATATTTTACAGTAATGGAAACAGAGATGGAATAAAAGTAGACTTACAGCACGTTAAAGATGAAGGCTACGATATAGATAAATCATTAGAGGCTTATAATGCAAAATCAACAGAAAAAAGAAAGAAAAAGACAACGATTTTCGAAGTTGTCGTATAAGTGGTGTAGCGATAGAACGCCACTACCAAAATTTTATAAATAATGGATATTATAGCAATATTAGAGCAGTTTGGAGTCCCAGTTGGAATGTGTATAGCATTTGGCTACTTTATATTTAAGCAGAATAAGTGGATTCAAGATGATTTAAAGAGAGATTTGGACGATGCAAACGAAAGATTTGAAAAGATAGTTATAGGACTAATTAATTCACAGAAACAAATGCAGCTTGATATAAAAGACTCGAAAGCAAGCTATAGAGCGATAGTTGAAATTTTAGCAGCTATGAGCGGCAATGGCTTAAAAGAAAAGTTTTTAAACAAACAAAGAGATAATTATTAAAAGGAGATTATATGTTTGATTCAGTATTAGGATTATTAGGTAATAACTCAGGACTATTAGTTGGTGGGGGTTCATCAGCTTTAGTATTATACGTTTTAAAGAAAATTCCAAATGAGCATATTTGCTCAGTAGTAGAAACAGCATTTGAAAGCATTGGTAAGGTTATAACACTTGGTCTAGGTAAATGGAGCGTAACTAAAAAAGTATGGAACTCTACAGTAGAGCCATGGTTTGTTGATTTAATTGACAACGTATTCGGTTCTATAACTAGGGGCTTCATCAAGGGGCTGAGAAGTGATAATAAAGTGGCTCGTCT